CACTGTATGCCGATCAGTGAAAAGACCGGTGTCAAAAGGTTCCTCTTCAACTCGAGGTTCGTTGTCCTCACATGGTAACACTTTGTTCCATGCGTAGTTCAACAGCCTTTCCCACCCGCAAGACAGTCTTTGCTTTGCGTTTCCACGGCCCTCAAGGCCATGGTAGACATTGCATTGCAGATCTTGCGACCACTTGGCGCAGGCGTTATTGGCTTCGATTGCATGGTCTTTCGACCATACGCAAAAACCCAATAAGGGCGAGGTTTCAGTCACAGCTGGTAGATGGCCAACCGTGCTTTCTATCAGACGTCTAATGACATCCGAGGCCTCCCAATATCCTTTTCGGAAAAGTAAGTCCGAGTAGGACACCCACGCTTGGAGTGTAGTAATCTCCGGCGTTGCCTTAGGATGCACCTTCTGCTTCTTGTTTCTCTTTGAAGCTTTCTTTGGTGCCTCCACTCGCCACAACCGCTTTATCTTAACGGGGGTAATATCAATGCCTTGATAGGCATCTACCCCGCAAGACTCACGGAAATGGCCACTGTAGCAGCTTTTCTCAGTATTGACCTTGAGCCCTACTCTCTCGAGTACGGCCATGGCTTCAGGTGCATAATATGTAGGGACGATAATATCGTCCCCATACACCCATACTGACTTTGCTGCTTCGCGTAAAGCCATCCCACCACGCACAAGGTCGCCCACTAACAGGCTATAGAAAACTATAGACTGTATGGGGAAGGTTAAAGCACTTCCCATAGGTGCGAACTTACGCGTCATGATGATGTGATCATCTGGCGTCCTTGTACTATCAGTGCGTGAGCACATCAGGTACTCTTGCAAGCGTGGCAAGTCCTCAAAGAGGGCCTCTACCAGCTCACAGGACAGGCGATCACTTGCTGCAGATAGATCTAAAGTAGCAAGCGATGCATCTTTCGATGCCCGTAGGGCGAGCTTTCCATTGATATCCTGCCTTGAAAAGTTTACTTGGCCGGACGTCATAGGATGAGCCTCAATATGTCTAACCAGCGGCACACGAAGTGCTTGCTGATAGGACATGTATTCCTGAGGCTCCTT